TTAGAACAAGAATCATTTTCAATCAGAGGAGTAGACAATGATTATACTAATATAGAGGAAATATTTTCTACATTTGAAAAATCAATTTTAGATGTTATGGAAGATGAGTTTTTAAAATTTTCAAAATCAATGTATGACTATGAAGTTAATCAAAAAGCTAATAACACAATGACTAAAGTTATAATAGATAAACTTCCTAAAGATGTTGATGCTAAAAATAAAAACTTTCAAGCATTAATGATTAATTTATTAACGATTAATCAAGTAAAATCTTATTCGTCTTCAGATGATTTTAATACTCAAGTCCAAACAAGTCAATTTAGTAATGCGTTGAATGTGATTCAAAACTTTTTAGAATATGATGTTGTATTAAAATATGGTAATCCGTCAGGGTATGATAGAAAATTATTTGATAGTTATTCAACTGTTAATCAAATTGAGGATAAAATAACTTTCAACCCATATGTTATTGGTAGCCTACCAAGTAGTACTACATCATCAGTCCCTTTAAGTTCTTTTATAAGTTCAAATAGCCAAGCATGGAACAATCTATCTTTATATGTTGGATTTTCAGATGAAGATGGTATTAAATATACAAACACGGGTTCAACAATTACTGATTTTTTTATTGATATGAATATTGAATTTACACCAGATTCAGTTAAAATATTGGCACCAATTATAAAAATATATTCAACACAAAAGAAGATTGACCCAACATTTAATAAAACTAAATTTACTGCGGCAATAAATCAATTTTTATTAAATAATAAAAAATTTAGCGATTTAGTTTTTAATTCGTTATTTACGCAATTACAAAAAACATTACCAACAATAACAGAACAACCTCAAAAACCTACAGATAGGGCGGTTCAATCAGAGCAACTTCAATATACTTTATGGGATTCATTTAAAGGATTAAATGACAGATGGATTTCAGGGTATGAATTTTCACAAAAAACAATGTTAGATGATTTTTTATTTTTAGATAGAGCTAGTAGAAATATAAGAAATAAAATTTTTATTGACCCATATGTTGTAAGAAAATATTTAAGTTTAAATAGCATTAGTGAAGGGGCCACAGTACTTGGAGTATTAGGGTCAATTATTACTGAACATAATTTTTACGTATCAATGCAACCTGCTTTTGTTAATTTTTATAATGTTAAGGAGGTTAAGAAAAATGCAATACCTCAAAGCGAGCCAATTTTGGCTTTTGGTAATAATTTATTTGGTACTTTTTTGAATGTTGATACAAGAGAATCTTCACCAAAAATGGTGTGTATGTATACAAGTATAGGGAGCCAACATACTGACACATCTAAAAATGAAATGAATAGATATAATTCAGACTCATTTCATTTTGAAAGACCAAGTACTGTTCCATTAAGGGAAACGTATGATAGTAATACGAATTGGGCACAAGTTAACAAAGTAGTTGGATTTAATGTTGATATTGGAATAAGAAATCAAAATATTTTTTATCATTTTAATGTGTCTCAAGATATGGGCAAAGAAACTGATGAATCCTTAAAAAATATTGATTACACAATTAATCAAGTTAATGGTAAAAAAGGTTCTACTCAAAATGCGGGATTATGGGATTTTTATAAATCAAGGTCATATACATCACAGGTTAGATGTATGGGTAACGCTATGATACAACCTACGATGTATTTTAATTTAAGACATGTTCCTATGTTTTATGGGCCATACATGATAACTGAGGTTAAACATACTATCTCACCTGGAAGTTTTGAAACAACATTTGGGGGTGTTAGACAAAGTGTTTTTAGTTTTGATGACAATATAAATTATATGCAAATTCTAACAAAAAAAATTTTAACTGAATTTGCTGAAAAGTTAAAAACAAAAACACAGACAACAGGAGCTATTAATACAATTAATAACAAAAGTAATGTCACTTTAGATAATACATATGAAATTGATATATCAAGTAATTGCTCTAATTGGTTATCAGGTATTAATGCCTATGAAAAATACTCACCGGCAACACAATCGGCAACAACACTGTCTGTGTCGGATATGGTTAGTGATATTAAAACATACGTAAGTGCAACAGGAGGTAATGATGTTGTTGCTAGATTATTAAGTTTTGTTACAGTTTATTTAGGTTCGTATAATGGTAGTGTTTTTAATTGTTGGAATAATAATTATAGTGCGACATTTTTAACATTTTATAATGATAAAGCGGAATTAGTTAAATGGCCTGGTGAGAGTATTAAATATTTTCAATCACAATATTTATGTGAAATTACTAACGGAGTATCAATACCTTTTGCAGTGTTTAAGGATAAACAAGATATGTTTTTATTGATGAAAGCTAGATGGGGAAAAATATCTATAGATAGTACGATAAATAGAAATAACCCAGAAAGTTTTTTACAGGCTTGGTTTACAAAATGGAATAAAAGTTGGAATAAAGATTATTTTGATAATTATAAAAATAATCTTCCAGATGATTATTCAAAAAAATTAAAAGAAGTTACAGATGCTTTAAAATTGGCGGAATTGTTAGGTTTATAGAGATTTTAACTAAATGATGATATTTATAATAAAAACAATATGGATATAAAAAACACATTAGATACGTACCTTAATAAAAAAGGAAGGTATACAGAAAAAGAAACTGGTAACGGTTTTAAGGAAGTTTGTGATTTAGAAACAGGAGATTGTTATACTGTTAGAATGAAAGATGGTTTGATTGAAAGAGTAGACCATATGATGTCAGCAAATAAAAGAGTACAAGTTGAAACTTCAAAAGGAGTTAAACAATTATTAAATGGTTAACATATGTCAGTAGATAAAAAAATTATAGAAGAATTAAATAGATACCGTAGTATCAATAAATACATTATGGAGCAAGATGCTGCCACTGATGTACCACCACCAGGAGGAGATGTACCACCCCCAACAGGATTAGGAACACCTCCACCACCGGCAGGAGATGCGGCACCACCAGCAACACCTGATGCGGGAGGAGCACCAGCACCTGTTGATATTGCAAATGACCCTGATGTTGAAAAGATTGGTGATGAACCTAAAGGTGATGAAACCGAAGGTGGTGATGAATCGGGTACAGAAGAATTGGATATTACTGATTTAGTTACCAGTCAAAAAAATGCTAGTCAAAAACAAGATGATTACTTTGAAGAATTATTTGCTCACATAGAAAGATTAGAATCTAAATTAGGTGAGATGGATAATTTGGTTAATAAAATTAACTCATTAGAGGCGGCGGTTGAGAAAAGTCGTCCAAAAACTCCACAAGAAAAACTTGAGTTAAGAAGTTTAGATTCAGGACCTTACAATCAAAAGTTGACAGATTTTTTTGTTGATAAGGAACAAGATATGCAAAAGTCAGGTAAGAATGAATATATTTTAACTACTGATGATGTTGAGAACTTTTCACCATCAGACCTTAGAACATCATTTGTACCTGGACCTAACAAAAACTTCGGGATTTAATTTGACAAACGGATAATTTGGGTTTATATTTAGTTATTAATAAAAATTAAATAAAACTTAAGTTATGATGTCAACACTAGATTCAGTCCTTGCACAGTACGAGAAATCAAAACAGTCAAGCGGTTCAGGCAGTGGCAAAATGTCACAGGAAGAGCGTATGAAGAAATACTTCGCAGCTATTCTACCGCAAAATCAAAATTCAGCACAGAAGAGAATTAGAATTCTCCCAACCAAAGATGGTAGTTCCCCATTTGTAGAAGCGTGGTTCCACGAAGTACAAGTAGGCGGTCAATGGAACAAAATCTACGACCCAGCAAAGAACGACAATGAACGTTCACCCCTCAATGAAGTTTACGAAGAATTAATATCCACAGGTAAAGAGTCGGATAAACAATTGGCGAGTCAGTATAAAGCACGTAAGTTTTATATTGTTAAAGTTATTGACAGAGATAAACCTGAAGAAGGTGTTAAGTTCTGGCGTTTCAAGCACAACTATAAGAACGAAGGAGTTCTTGATAAAATCATTCCTATTTGGAGAGCTAAAGGTGATGTTACCGACCCTGAAAAAGGTAGAGATTTAATCATTGAATTGGCTAAAGCAAAAACACCAAAAGGTAAGGATTATACAATTATCCAAACGGTTATGTATGATGACCCAAGTCCTGTACACACTGAAAAGGCTCAGGCTGATGAGTGGGTTAAGGATGAGTTAACATGGAGAGATGTTTATTCTAAAAAACAAACTGACTATCTTGAGGCAATTGCTCGTGGAGAAACTCCAAGATGGGATAGTGATAAAGGTGGTTATGTATTTGGTGATAGTTCTACATCGGAAGTTATGTTGGGTGGAGACCCTCAGATGGACGAAGAAACATCAGGTGACTTACCATTCTAATTAAATTAAAACTTTAAGGGTGGGGATAAAACCTCACCCTTTTTTAATCATTAAATTTATGAACTACAAATTAAAAACAGAACCCGAGATTGTTTACTATATGGAAACCAAAGAGTGTAGCATAGAAGATGAAAATGGGGTTCAACACGAAATAAGGATTAGCGAACATAGTAAAGGGGGTGACTTTTTTATACTTGAAGATGGTATGTGGAAAGAAATAATAGATAGAGAATTAATAACTTGGATTCTTGAAGAATTACCTAATGAAGAAATACAAAAATAAAAAAAATGGAAAAATATAGTATTGAAAATTGGCAATTAATTGAGCCGGCAAAGACCAACAGATTTATAATAAAAACAAAAGGGGTGGATATTCCTGAATATTTGTTTAAAAATTATAAAATATATAACGAAGGAGAAGAGTTGATTTTAACCACAGAGTTTTATGAAACGGTGCAATATACCTTTAACCCTTCGGATTTTTTTAATATAATTGGTATTGAAATATTATATCTTGACCCTGTTGGAACGATTTATAATTCAATTTCATTTGATGTTAAAGGTTCAAACTTTAAAAAAACCGGAAGTTATTCGGAAGATGAGATAACAAAAAATAAATTAAGATTTGTCATAGATAAAAAGACAATAAAATTAAAATACGACAATAATGGCGGGAATTAAGAAAAAAGACATTGGGGGAATTGGGAACATAAAAGATAAGTTCTCAACCAAAACAAAATATAAAGAAACAAACTACTACAATTGTGGTGAAGCGTTTCATAATGCTTGTGGAGTACCCGGACCTGTAATGGGGGGTATCAACATGTTCTTGGGACATAGTAATAGCAGTAAGACAACCTCAATGATACTTGCGGCGGCAGATGCTCAAAAGAAAGGACATCTACCAGTATTCATTATCACTGAAAAGAAATGGAGTTGGGAACACGCTGTTGAGTTGGGATTACAAGCGACAAAGAATGAGAACGGAGAGTGGGATGGAGATTTTATTTTTAATGATTCGTTTGATTATATTGAGCAAGTTACAGATTTCATTAATGAAGTGTTGGATGCTCAAGAAAAGGGAGAAGTTCCATATAACTTATTGTTCTTGTGGGATTCTGTTGGTTCTATTCCATGTAAAATGACATTTGACGGGAAGGGTGGCAAACAACATAATGCGGCGACATTGGCGGATAAGATTGGTATGGGGATTCATTCAAGAATAACTAAATCCAAAAAAGACGATTACCCTTATTATAATACTATGGTTGTGGTCAATCAGCCTTGGGTTGAGTTACCTGACAATCCTTTTGGACAACCAACAATAAAAAGCAAGGGAGGAGAGGCGATTTGGTTAGCATCATCTTTAGTGTTTTTATTTGGTAATCAAAAGAATGCAGG